ATTGATTTTTGGTCAAAAATTGAGACATGCATTAAAGTTTCGTCGATAATAATTTTTTGACCTAGGAAATGTTCAGCTGTTTCCACAAGATTATCTAATGATGGTAAAAACAAACATAATTTTGTCATATAATGTCCAAACAAATCTTTGATAAAATACAAGGTGTTATACCTTAAATATTGTACATTTTGTGTGGATAAAATGTTTAATATATAAGGTTCACGAGTTCTTTGAAAGTAATCTTGTTTTGTTAAGGCTAATTGTGCCGGATATTCTATTTTAAAATTTGAAACATCGTTAAAATATGAATGGTAAATATTATCCTTATACAATTTTAAACTAGATTGTGATAGCTGGTTTAAATTATATCTTATACGATTTTGAAACTCATTGGAATTGAAAATAAACTTATTGTTAACCATTAATTCTTTCAAATTAAAAATTGGTCCAATTGTAACGTTTGAGTAAGTATAATTTTCTACAACTTGTGTGTGTTGAAGAATCCAATCATCAACCGAAATACCTGTTTCAATACTCAAAACACTGTAAGCGTGACACGCTGCCCAAAGAATGTATTCGGCCATTTTTTTTAAATTTTTAAATTCATAATAAGGTGATATATAACCTTTAGAAATGTCTATATTAGACGAGTATATCTCAATGAATGGAAACTTTTGTTTCAATTCTATTACTTGTTGTGGTTGGAGTTGTCTATTAACAAAATTAAAATATTCTAAAGATTTTATCGGTAGTTTTAAACACGGTAAAGGGTGAAATTGACCAACAAACTCAATAGAATTATATTTAAATTCTACAAGTCTAGTTTGACCATAACTATCTACATATTGATGTAAAGGTTCTATATACTTTAAAATTTTTCCATTTGCAGATATATATTCCCATGGATATGTTTGAAAAGTCGACTCTTTAACACTACTACCTTGTTTACTACCTTGCGAATCTTCGTTTTCAACTGATTCTCTTAATAAAGGGTTAAGAAACCTTTTATTTTCAATATCGTAAATGGTATAACTAAACCTTTCTTTATATAAAGAAAAAATTTTTTTTACTTGAGCATCGCTCTTTTCAAATGTAAATATTGGTTTTTTTCCCAGTTTATTAACATAAGTTGACGTCTCTTCGTCAACTATCAACTCTGTATGTTCAGATTCTTCATGTTCAATCATAAAAATGACTTTTTTTTTTAATGGACAAATAAATCTTACAAATCTGTTTGGATATGTACTAAAGTCATCTTTATCTTTTGAAAATAAAATATAAGACAGTTGATAATAATCTTCCAACGCACCTTTAAAATAACGTGGACTAATATAGGTTTTCGGATCCATTATTTTTTTAGATATTTCTTTAGTCGTAAGGCTGTTAAATTCTCCTTTACATAGTTCAGCGCGTTTGGCCAATTCTAACCTTATATTTTTTTCAGTTGTTTGGTTACCTGTAACCTTATTTAGAAGATTTAAACAACTTGTTAGTCCTCCGACTATACCATATCTATAAAATTTTATACCAGTTGTATAATTTAACAACTTATCAATTTTAGGCGGTAAAGTACCTAATCTTTCCGGTGATAATATTTTAAGACTTTTACCAATTTCCCCTGCATTTATTCTTTGTTCATAACTTTCTTGGTTATAATACATCTTATAGTTTTTACTTTTAAGCTGAGGTCGTTGATAGCAACAAGGTACAAAAGGATAAATATTTTTGTTTGTTAGTTTTGTGTTTTCTCTTAATCCTGGATACTTATAATCAGGATACGGACAAGAATACAATTTTGGTTCAGATTCTCCATAAATTGGAAATTTTAAAATTGTTTCAGATTCAACCCCATCTTCAACAACTATAGGAGGTTTATTACATAGTCTAGAATAGTTGGATAGAAAGATTTCTGGTGCTTGTAACTTTAAAATATTCTCTTTATCTTTAAAAACTTGATTTTCAAACACATCAACTTTAACCTTTAAATTTATATATTGTTCATAAAATTTTAAGGTGATATCAATCTTTTCAAAAGTATATTGTAAAATTTTATTGACAATGGATGTAATAACTTTTATTCGAGATGGAAGATCCACTCCTCCATTAATTTTTTTTAGTCTGATGAATGTACCAACTGTGTCCGGTCGTTCAAATAAACTGACACCTATGTCATCGGTATTTTGACTTCCTTTTAAAAATATATTCAAATTGGTCTTTCTGGTGTTAATAAGAGCACTTTCATTTATATAACTTATATTGTATACGTTTGGGTCATTTGTAATCAAATCTTTCAACACTACAAGAGGTATATTTATTGATGCTGAATATGAACCATAATAAAAATCCTTTTCTTCTTTTTGATTATATGCTGTCTGTTCACCTATATCGTATACAATATTTTTAATCAGATTTTTAATATTTGTTGTTGTTTTTTGACCATCTACACCGGATATCTCATCTGTATTAGGTTCATTAATTAATGTTTCAATTGTTAAGGTAATTTTATCCTCACGGACAAAAATATTGATCATCTTGTATTTAAGTCTAGAATTTGGTATATTATAGGTTATCATAACCCTAACAATATCAGATGCTTTAATTTTAGATGATAGAATCCAATCCTGATTTAAATAACCATCGATTAGATGTTTAAAATCAGGATTAAATTTGATCATATCCTGATAAAAACATGCAATAACCGGATTGTTTAGTTTTATGGAATCAAATACCATTATTTCATTTTTTTTTGATAAATTTGGAATTTGAGTTTGATGGTTAATTTTGTTCATTATGAAATAAGATGATTGAAAGGTGGGTATTATACCTTCCCACACGTTGATAGTTTGGTTTTGTTTTTTCATTTTTTTAAGGTTTTCTTCAATCAGTATTTTAAAATCGTTAATTGTAGATGCTCTCATATTCCATATATTTTCATCAAATTCAAATTCATTCTGAAGTTCAAAAAAAGCATATTGTATAGCTTGTTCTGAATTCGTTTGTCCAAAATCATTTATGAACATTTGAACCTTGGATATTATGTACATTTTTTTTAAAAAATCGTAGTCAAAATCCACCTTTAAATCTACAATATTTTGCCAAGTAATATCGTCTCTTATATGAATAGTATCATTTTGACCGATAAAAAAAAGTGGGGGTAGTATAGTATAATTACCACCATTGACAATATTGGGTATTTTTCCA